GGTGACAGCCATTTCAGGACTCCTTCGGGGTGGCCTTGGGGCCGGTGGGGGTGGCGGCAGCGGGCTTCGCGATGGGGGGCGCGGTGGGGTACTTCGGCGGCAGGATGTCGCCGTGCACGTCGAGGGCGTCCTCGTCGAGCTGCGTGAGCCCCTCGATCGCGGTGCCGTAGGTGCTGTACTCGTGGCCGGTGACGTTGTCCCTGACGCGGATCGGTTCGGGCATGGCTGTACTCCTCAGAGGCTGGTGACGACTCGGTATGGAAGCGGCATCCAGAACCGGATGTCGCCAGGGACGCTCTTGTCGGGTGGTGGCGTCGGCGGGTTCGCGTTCTCCTTGCAGCGCGGCGCGTTCGGGTCGCTGGCGTCGCCGAGCAGGAGACCGGTGAGCTTCCCGCGCACGAGACCGACCGCAGCGAGCGCGGCGCGGGGGCTGTTCCGGGAGACGCACGTGACCTGGAAGTCGGCCGCGAGGTCGGTGGCTTTCCAGCCGACGCGGGTCGAGGTGGCGCGGCCGGGGCCCATCCACAGCACGGCGTAGTTCGTGGCCGGGGTCTCTGGGACGAGGCCGTCATACACGGTCAGCGCCGGGCCGTTCAGAGTCAGCAGCGCAGCCCAGACCGCCTCGTGGATCTCCTCGGCGGTCACAGGATCTTCTCGCCGACTTGCCCCATGGCGCTCACGAAGTTCGGTTCGTTCGCGTCGACAGCAGGCCCCATGAACGGCTGCGGGGCCATGCGGCTGGTTCCGTATTCCTGGAACTGGGCGTAGTCGGCCGTGGGGCCGATCTCCGCAGACAAGCCGTTGATGTCGCTGGAGATCGAGTTCTTCAGGAACCCGGTGTCGACGGGCGCGCCAGCTTTCGCCGAGGCCTCGATGTCGAGGGCAACCTTCGCGACCACCTTCGTCGCTAGCTCGGTCACCTTCTCGTCCGCCTTGCCGAGATCGGCCGACAAGGCGCGCAGTTCGGAGACGTCGAAGTGCATGGCGCTCCCCTCAACCCAAGTTATCGATCGCGATTAGGTCGCGCTCCCAGAGCAGGGAGCCGCGTTGCACGTCGGTGATGACGAGGAGCCGGCCGATCAGCGACGGGTCAACCGGGTCCAGCTGGTCGCGGCTGCCGGTGACGGTGACGCAGTGGTCGACGGCGACGTCGGTGATGGTGACGGGTACGACGACGAGGTAGTCGTGGCTGGAGACCTGCTGAGTGCCGACGTCCGCCGCCTGGGGCAGCGTGTGCTGCTGGACGCGGCACGGCACGTTGGTGTGGAGGACTACGCGGGCGGGCGGGTCGTTCTGCATGGTCACGGGGTTCCACGTGCCGGGGCCTACGCCGGGGGCGTCGATCGTGCATAAGGCGGTCCAGGTGCCCTCGGCAACGGGCCGGTGGTACGTCTGGAAGCCAACCGGGATGACCCGCGAGTTGGGGAACGGCATCAGTACGGCCAGCCGGGACGGCACTGGTACGGCTCGTACTCGACGATCTCGAAGCCGCTGGACTCGGCGTCACCCTCGCCCTGGTCGGCTTGCCTGCGCAGTTCGGTGGCCTGCGCCCGTAGCGCGGCGGCGACAGCAGGCCCGTCGGTCTGGAGGTCCTGGGTGCGGATCTTCTTTGACACCATCGCTTCGTTGCCCGCGATCGCATCGAACGCCTGCGCGGCGGCGCGTTTCACGGAGTCGCCGTTCATGGCGAGGAAGCGGGCGATCTGCTGCGTTGAGAAGATCCGGTTCGCGGGGTCGGTGTCGGCGATCAACAGCCGCACGTCGCCTTGCTCCTCCGACGGTGGCGGTGCAGGGTCGGCGTCGGCCGTGTCCCACTGGGTGCCTGCGCCTGTGCCGGTGACGGTCCAGCCGACGTACCAGGTGCCTGCTGCGGTGAGCGGGACCTGCACGGTCCACGTCGCGCCGCCACCAGACGAGGCCGGGGTTGCTGCGTCCTCGGTGCCGTCGGGCGCCCGGACGGTCACGGTCGCGGCTGTCGTCCCGTCGAACGGGGCCACGGTGAGGGTGAACACGGCGATGTCGCCGACGTCATACGCCATGGCTCACCTCCAAGTGGCTCGATGGGGCGTTCGACGGGGTCAGGACGGGCTGCGGATGGGCGACGGTCAGGACGCTGGAGAGTGCGTTGCCGGTGGTGAGGACCGATTCGGTCGGCGCCTCAGACGGCACCAGCGCAACGGCAAGGTCCGTCTCGTGCGCCGTGCTGATAGCCCGCCGCTTGACCACTGCCGAGTGGCGCGCCTCCTCGACCTCGGCCGCGGTGCCGAGCAGCCTGTAATGGACTCGGCCGATCGCGACTGCCGAGCTGAGATCCACCGCGATGCCGAGCGCGCGGACCTTCCGCCTGCCAATTGGCAGAGCCTGGTCCGTCTCGTTCGCGATACCGATGAACGGACTCGGCTTTGTGATCAGCTGAGCCGCGTCGACTTCGGTAGCGAACTGGATGACCCGGACCTTGGACCGGCCGAGCAGCAACGCCCCACTGGTTTCAGCGGCGACGCTGACAGCCCGAGTCTTCCTGCGTCCGGTCGGCTGCGCCATGTCCGTCTCGGCGGCGAGGCCCAGCGCTCGGGTCTTGATGCGGGCGATCGGGCTTGGGGTGTCGGTCTCGACCGCCGTGCCGACCGCTCGGACCTTCCTACGGGCCAGGGGTTGCGCGGCATCTGCCTCGGTGGTGATTCCAACCGCGCGGGTCTTCCGCCTGCCGATCGGCTGGGCAGTATCCGTCTCGGCCGTGATCCCTGCGGCCCGGATCTTGCGTCTGGCGATCGGCTGAGCAGAGTCAGTCTCGGCCGCCGGGTTCGCCGGCTGGGTCAGGCCGCTCGCGGCGACCGGGGTGACCATGACCGCCTGAAGCTGCGAGAGGGTGAGCGCGGTGTCGAAGCCCTGCCAATCGGACAGGGTCACGTTCGAACCGGACTGGTCGAATACCCGGATCGCATCGGCTGCCCACACCGCGAACGCCATCGGCACATCCGCGCCGACCTGGGCGAGGGTGCCCGCGCCGTTGTCCTGATACACCTTCAGGTTGGCGCCGTCGTGGGTCATCGCATAGAACCGGTACGCCGTATTCGGGGTGACGTTCCGTTCGAACGCAGTCCCGGACGAGTTTTTGGCTCGGCCTCGGAACACCGCGGACAGGTACAGCCAGGTGAAGACTCCGGTGTCGTCGGCAGGGTTGCGGTACCACTCCATGAAGTGGCCGGTGAAGCTGGTGGCGATCTTCGCCCAGCCGCACACTGTCCGACTGGTGGTGTTGAGCCCGGTGATCGTCGGGCCGAGCTGGACATCGGCCGCGGACTGGGTGAGCCCTATCGCGCCCGGCACAGTGCCGCCGTAGGTGTAACCGCCGCCGGGTGCGGTGCGGACCGTATTGCCGGTGGGAGTGAAGCCGCGCCCATTACCGGAAAGGTCCGTGACCGCCGCGAGCCCGGACCCGGCGAAGTTCCAGGCGAACGTGCGGGTCACGGTCGGCTAGGAGGCGCGGTAGAAGTCGGCGATCGTCGCGACGACGTCAGACCCGTCCGGAGTGGTCGGGAAGTCGTGCATCGTCAGCGGGAGCAGCTGAGCGTTCGTCGGGGTGACCACGGAGGCGTAGCAGAAGATCAGGTCCGTCACGGCGCCTGCGGTGACAGTGGTCCAGGTCTGGTCTGCGACGTCGAGCGGCATCCGGTCGTTCGTGTCGTCCACCGCGAGGGCTGCAAGGTCGGCCGCAGCCAAGGTCTTGCGGTTCCATCCAGTGGCGGCCCGCTCTGTGACGCCCGCGGTGATGACGGCGGCGAAGTCGTCGCAGTCGCGGATGGTCGCGTCGCTGACCGCGGCCACATCGACGGGGATGATGTAGAGCCGCGCCGCTGCCGGGTCCCCCAGGTCGACCCGGTTATAGAGCTCGGCCACGCGGCCCTTCGCGAGATTGAAGACGATGTCGGCCATGGCTGGCTCCTCAGTGGCAGAGAGTGGTGTGGTGTCGGGGCGCAGGACGCGCCATGGCAGGGAGAAAGGAGGACGCTCGATGCAGCGCAGCCGTTAGCCTGGCCAGGGACTCCCCGGTGCGCCTTCCCGCGGTTGTCTGAGAGCAGTCGCATCGATTCCGCGGGTTGACGCCCCGACACCCAGCTACTGGCCGGTGACCCTGCGACGGGTCGCGGCCTTCTTGACCGGGGCTTTGGGCTCCGGCTTGTCGTCGGCCGGGGTTGGCTCGGGCTCGGCGGGCTGTTCCGGGCGAAGGATCCCCACCAACTCGCCCAGCAATTCGTTCTGCTGAGCGAGCTGGCCGGAGATGATCTCCAGGAACTGATCGCCGGCGGTGACGGCGTTCGGCATCAGTCGACCGATCAGGCCGTGGTGCCGATGGACGCGTAAGCCGCGATCGGGTCCAGGGTGGTGCCGCCGGTGACGTGGCGGACCCGGTACTGGATGTCGTCCGTGTCGAACGACCCCTCCTCGGCCGGGATGTTCCCGCCACCGACACGCTGGCCGGTGTCGGCCTTCACGCGCAGGTCCGGGGTCTCGTGACCACGCAGGAACCCCATGGTGAGGGCCGGGCGCGCGATCGACGGGGCCGGGAGCAGGTACCAGGTCGTCGCGGCGTTCGCGGACACGTCGATGACCGGGAGCCACGGGTTGACCACCACAGTCACCTCACCGGACAGCCAGTTGCCGACCTCCACATCCTGCGTGTTGGCCGCGTTCTTGATCCGGATCAGGGTGGCCTGGACGATCGTGTTGGCCACGACCTTCAGCGACGGCGGCACCATCAGGACGACGGCGTCGACCATGACGGGGTTGCCGTCGCTGTCCTTGCGGGTGCTGACCGTGGTCAGCGCCAGCGACAGGTTGTCGACCGTCAGCTTGCCGGTGCCGACAGCGGCCGCACCGAACTGGCTGGCCGGCGCCGCGGTGAAGAAGGTCGAGTTCGGGCCGGTCGCGCTGGCGATGAGCCGCACGGCGAGCTTGTCCTCGGTGAAGCGGGCCGCCTGGGCGATCCGCTCCGGGGCGGTGCGGAACGCGTCGAGGTCGTCGTTGATGAGCATCTCCCACGTCAGCGGGAGCCGGGTGCCGTACTTCGCGACGGTCAGGAAGTACTCGGCCTCGGTCAGGGCGCGCGCCGGGTACTCGCCGCGCTCCTTGACCAGGTCCAGCTCCGCGCGGCCACCGAGGAGATCCAGGTAGTGCTTCGGCCGGAAGTCCTTGACGATGGTGCGGCGGGCGAACTGCTGCCACATCGGGGTGACCTGCTGGTACTGGGCGAGCAACTCGCGGTCCAGGACGTCACCGAACAGCTTCGGGAAGTCGCTGGTGGTCAGCGACTCCTGGATGGTCAGCATCGCGCGCCGGTCACCGGCGAAAGCGCGGCCCACGAGGGTCGCGGTCTCGGCGAGCTGCGCGAGGTACTGGGGGTTGTTCGAGCGGCGGCGCGGCGCGAGCGCACCGGCCTCGGCGACTGCAGCGTCGCCGGTGAGCATCTCCGTAGACATGTTGGTCTCCTTCGAGATCAGGCGGGGACGTCGCTGGCGACAGCGAACTGTGCGAGGCGGACGAGGATGGTGCCGGCGCCGGAGGACTTGGTCTCCAGGGCGTGGCCGTACAGCTGGATGCCTGCGCCGGGGGCGACGACGAGGGCGCCGGTGGCGCTGGTGATGTACACCGGCAGACCGACCGTGGCGATCGCGCCGGTGACAGACACCCGGTAGGCGCCACGGGTGCGGATCTCCGCCTTGCCGGACGTGGCATCACGGGCGCCGAGAGCAACGCCGGGGATCATGCCGACGATCACCGGGCTGCCCGAGACCACGTAGGCCGGGACCGGGACGTACAGGTTGTCGGCCTTGTCGAACGTCTCATTCGTGGCCATGTCAGGCCCCCTTCACGGTCTGGCGACCGAACGCACCGGCCACGATGTTGGAGAGCTGGGCCTCGGTGACCTCGGCCTTGCCCTCGGTCGAGCCGACGCCGCGGACGTGGCCGCTGCCCGCCTCGACGATGGAGGCGAGGTACGTCTCCTCGTTCTTCTGCGACTCGTCGACCTGCTTGCCGAACGCCTCGGTGTCGAGGCGACGGTCGGCGGCCTTGTCGGCTTCGGTCAGCGGGATCGTGAGCATCGCGGTGGCGACGATCTTGTCGACGACCGCACCGGGCAGCTCGGTGTTCGCCTCCCTGACGCGGTCGGTGCCGAACTTGCGGGCGTACTCGCTGGCTGCGGCGACGGCGAGGTTCTGCTCGGCCAGGTCAGCGCGAGTGGTCTCGCTGGTGACCTTGGCCTCGAGTGCAGGCACCCGGCCGGCGTCCGCTTCGAGCTGGCGCAGGTGGGCTTCCGTTACGGTCGCCACCTTTGCGCCTTCCTCGATTTCGGGCATGGTGTGCTCCTTGGTGGTGGTGGACTGCCCGGCCGGGTGGACCGGGACGATGGGGGTGGCGGACTCGGCTACCGCGGCCTGGACCGGGACGTAGACGGTGCGCTGGTTGACCTCGGTCTTGTCGCCGGCGAGTTCCACATCGCCGGTCGCCTTGACCTCGTAGGTCTGCTGGTACGTGGTGCACACGCCCGCGACGTCGAGCTCGAAGTAGACGAGCTTCTGGTCGGGGTCGTAGTCGCGCACCCAGGCGTAGGTCTGCGCCTTCGAGTCGCTGTATGCCTGGTTGACGGCGTCCCGCACTGCGCGCTCCGCGTCGCTGGCGGACGTCTCGGTGAGGGTGCGGCGGGCAGACTCGAGGACCTCCAGAATCCGACCGCCACGTCCCGCGCTCGTCACGAAGTCGACGCTGTTGTGCGTGTCGGCGTGGATCTCCTGCACGATCAGCCCGGAGCGGCCCTCGGCCTCACCTACGTCGACCGTGGCGCCTGCCCGGATGGAGAGGCCGATCGCGTCCTTCATCTCGATCAGCGCGTCTTTGTACGGGCCGACCGTCTGGACCTCGGCGACCAGCGCCGTTCCGTTCCAGGTGGCGTCCTCGGTGAGGATCCCGGCGATGTCCTTGACCGATCGCCCCGGACGCTCCTCGTTCTCGGCCGCGGTTGGGTGGTCGACGAACATCTTGGTTCCGGCCGGAAAGACTTTGCTGGTGCCAGCGGCTTCGAGCACCTCGGCGGGGTAGTAGCCAGAGCTGCCCCAGCCGGGCGAAATGACTTGGATCTTGAGCTTGCCGCTACTGGCAGCGGTGACCTTGCCGGTCTCAGCGAGAGTCGTGCGAGACATGCGTGACCTCCCTGGGTCGGGCATGGGGGTGGTGTGTCAGCGGGTCTTGGGTAGCGGCGATGTCTGGTAGCTCGCACGCCAGTCCGGATTGGGGACCTTCACGGCCCACCGGTCCATCGGGTAGTCGCCGCGCAGCCACGCGTCGTACCGGCCGGCGCCGAGGATGCTGCGCTGCTGCTCGACGGTGAGCCCGGCGAACCACTCCCCTGCGTCAGGTGCGCGAGAGGCGGGCTCATCCATGCCCTCGAAGCCGAGGTCGGCCCACGACTTGGTGCGGGGCGTTCGGCTGCAGCGGCAGTTCTGGTGACCCTCAGGCCCAGGCTCGGTCAGCGGGTGCTCGGTGCCGTTCATCCCCAGGCAGGCGGGGCAGGTGCGGGGCGACAGGTGGGTAAGCCAGGTCCAGCCGCCGAGCACGTCAGCGTTCGCCTCATGCGACACGGCGGCAGCGGCACGGTGAGCGTCGAGCAACTCAGTCCGCGACACGGTCAGCGCCCGACTGAGTCCCCCATTGAAGCCACCCTCAGCGCCCTTCATGATCCGGGCCGCAACGTCACGCGGGCCTGAACCGGACGCGATCCCCAGCACCAGCTGACGCCGGATCACCGCATCCGCCTCGGCAGGCAAGGGCCACAACTTCGACGTGATCTGCTCCGTACTGCGCTGCACGATCGCGTTGAGCGCGGACGAGTCCACCCGATCCCAGCCGACCAGCTTGTCCCGCTCAGCCTTGGGTAGCTGGCTGTCGATGATCGCAGCCTGCGCCTCACCCGCGGTCCGTACTACGGTCGGCAGGTCGTCAGTGATGCGGATCCCGGCGGCCTCGGCCAGCCGGACGAGGGCCTGTGCGATCGCCTCCAGCGCGTACCGGAGCCTTTGCGAGCGGAGGATCGTGGACCTCGACAGCATCCCGCCTTGCGTGTTCGCTGCGGCCTCGTTGATCGCCGCTTCCAGGTCCAGGCTGACCGCATCCCAGGCTTCCACCCAGGCCTTGGTGAGGTCGCGGTCCTGCTGGTTGGTGATGGCGAGCAGTTCGGTCCGGAGTCGTTTCGTGAGGCGCAGCGTGGTGGCGGTGATCGCCACGTCAGGCCTTCGGCGTCTTCGGTGGCTTCGGGTCTGGCGGCGGTGTCTGCTGGTCGCCGTTCAGGAGCGCGGCCGGGTCCTTGCCCTTGCGGAACGCGTCCGCCGCAGCCTGCCCGGCGTTCGCGGCAGCAGTGGCCCCGGGGTCGATGAACTCCCCGGTGGCACTCGTCAATTCCGCAAGTACCTCATCCACATTGTCAATTTTGAGAGCGTCAGCGACCAAGCGGGCCACGGTCAGCGGCGGCAGCCAGGCGGACGCCTCAGCGATCGCCTTGACCAGCACATCCACCGGCAGCGACTCGAACTCGGGCCACGAGATGTCGATCGTCCGGTCGTCCTCGTCGGGCAGTTCGGCGGAGACACGGTTGGAGCCGGGCTCGCGGCTGACCTTGCCCTTCAGTGCGCCCTTGGGTGCCCTGATCGCCCAGTCGATGACGTGGTTCAGCACGTCGGTCATGAACTCGGCCCACAGTTCCTGCCGCAACTGGAAGCCCAGCTCGGTCGGCTGGTCCAGCGTCGCCGCAGTCGCACGCGCACCCGTCACGCCCGGGTCGCCGAGGAGCATCGTCACCGGGACCTCGAGCGCGGTCGCGACCATGGCAGCCAGGGGCCGGCCGGAGTCGGAGTCGATCGTCGCGCCGGTCTTCGGGATCGCTTCGAGCGTCGTGTTCGGGTCGGTGACGACGGTCGCGCCGACACCTGCCTGATTCCCGCCGCGGACCTCGGTGGTGGGGGCAGCGCCGACCTTCGCCGCGACGGTCTTGGCGCGGTCGCCTCGGGTCTTCGTCTGCCACGCGTACCGGGCGAGCGCGCGCATCAGCGTCGCCCACTGCTCCAGGAACTCCTTGTAGTGCCTCGCCCACGCGACAGCGGCGAACGCGTCAGGCACACCGCGCGACGAGCCGGACGGCCGGTTGACCGACACCATCCGCACCGGGGCATCCCACAGCACGTCGTACCCGTCGATCGTCGGGGTCTTGAGGGCGGGTTCGTAGCCGAGCGCCGGGTAGTAGACGGTCCGGATCCGCTCGCGGGTCATGCCGCCGTCCACGGTCCGCTCGACGTACTCCCGCTTGTAGAACCAGTCCGAGATCTGGTCCTGCGGGTCGTGGATGATGTCGGTGATCTCGTCGACCGGGAGCCAGCGAGGCTGCACCTTTCCCGTCAGCCGCGACGTGAACAGGGCGAGGAATAGGTCGCCGTCAGTGAATGCGGCCTGCTCCATCTCCTCGTGCGCCTGCGTCCCGGAGAACGTCTTCTTCACGAACGGGTCATCGAGGAACGCCTGCACGACGGCGTTGACGTCCTGGCCCTGGTCGCCCTTGTCGCGGACCGAGATCCCGACACCCTGACCCCACACGTACGCCTTACGCAGCCCGAGGCCACGTTTAAGCAATGGGTTTGCAACAGTCATGACCCGGCAGAGTTCCCGCGCACGGCGCAGACCCTCGGGGGAGAACTCGCGGGTCGCGTTGACGGCCAGCCTGTCCCAGCCGCGGTCCTCGAACGCCAGCTCGAGGTCAGCGAGGGACTCGGCGAGCATCTCGATCGTGTTGTTCGACGCGGCGAGTTGGTCTGACAGGTGCACTTCCCGGAGGGCGACCTCCTGAGAGGCACCCTCTTGAAGCGTCGGCTGGGTCCAATCCTCCATGCGGGTCACCTCCTAGTAGGGCGAGTACGTGTAACCGCGCTGGTCGAGCTCCTCGAACTCGTCCGGCTCGTGGAAGTCCTGGCCGGCGAGCAGCGGAGCGAGGATGAGGCGGTTGAGGGC